GCGATTTTTTGAAACATGGTCAAAGAAGTTCTTAATAAAATGGTAGCACCACTTACTCTGATGGTGCTGTTGCTTCTTGTGGGGTTGATGCCTCTGTATCTGATGGCTGGTTTGCTTCGGATGTCTCTTGAATCTCAAGAATCTGTTGTTCCAAAATCTTCATCGCACCGTTAGTTTCGTGCAATGCAATCCATAACTGCTCTCTTTGTTGAGCAAGCTGTTGTAATCTTTCTTGTAAGTTCATAATTTAGTAGAGTTTTTTACCAGCAGTGATAGCAGCATCAATCGCTGTAAAGTCTTCAGATGTCCAGATAGATGTTGTTTCATCAAGCTTCTTATAACCCTTGATAATTTCAAGATGCTCTACATTACGTTTGATTTTATCTTTAAAATCTTCATCAGTTTCATCTGATGCTTGAGCAATACCGATAACAGTTACGCTATCACCAGCAGCAGAATAGATTGCTGCGATTTCATCTGCGGTTTTTTCTTCCATAATAAAAATGTAGTTGTTTACAGTTTACCCTGCTTCGAGGGCTGTGACTTTTGCTGATAATTCTTTTATAGCTTTAACTAAAATAGGAATTAAATGTCCTTGTCTAGCTTCTAACTTTTCTGGGTTTTCATCCATTACAAGATCAAGATATTCTGATCCAACTTGTGCTGTTGCAAAATCTTGTGCAATAAAACCTGCTCTTTCTTTACCTTGATGAGGATTGTTTTCCATTGCATCTCTTATAGCCCATTTAAATTTAACAGGTCTTAATTTGTTTATAAAATCTAAGCCTACAGGTAAATCAACAATATCTGTCTTATCTCTTTCATCAGATAGTGCAGTAATAGAAGTTACTTGGCAACGCAAGGCTGCTGTGCTTGAGTTACCTAAAGTTACGTTATTACTTGAGGTGACACTTGGTGATGCAGAGTTATGACCGATAGTTACGTTATTAGATCCAGTTGTTGCATTACCATCTGCATAAACACCAATTTTTACGTTTCCAGTTGCACTTGAACTAAAATAACCTGCCTCTGTTCCAACGTGTGTATTATTATCTCCAGCAACATTATGACCAGCAGCATACCCTATAAGAGTATTATAGGATTGACCGTCAATGCTATAACCAGCTTTATGACCCACGCAAGTGTTTCTTTGACCAGTTGTGTTTGTGTATAAAGGTTGAGTACCAACAGCAACATTAAGTTGTGCAGTAGTACCATTAAGTCCAGCTTGATAACCTGCATATGTATTGTCACTACCTGTTGTATTACCAAAACCAGCTTGACGACCTAATCCACTATTTCTAGTTCCTGTTGTATTACCTTCTAATGCATTTCTACCAATAGCAACATTATCATGAGCAGTTGTATTACTTTCTAAAGCACCCTCACCTACTGCTGTATTATCAGAACCAGTTGTGTTATTAAATAAAGCGTCTACTCCCACAGCAGTGTTTCTACTTCCTGTCGTGTTTGATGACATTGCTTCATAACCTAATGCAGTATTATCATTTCCTGTAGTATTAGCATCGAGGGCAATTCCCCCTACGGCTACATTTCTTGTTCCAGTTGTATTTTGAACCATACAATTATTACCAACAGCAGTATTATTTTCTCCAGTGGTATTATTCTCCATGGCTGACATACCAACAGCAGTATTGAAAGATGCAGTTGTGTTAGCTGTAAGTGCTGCATATCCAATACCAGTATTTCTTTCTCCTGTAGTATTGGCATCTAAGGCAAAAGCACCCACAGCTGCGTTTGAATGTCCAGTTGTGTTTGCTCCTAAAGCACTTCGACCAACCGCAGTGTTTGATCCTCCAGTTGTGTTCCCAACTAAAGCACTGAGTCCAATTCCTGTATTGTTATCAGCAGTTGTATTTGCAAACAAAGCCGAAGCACCGACAGCAGTATTACTCGCTCCAGTAGTATTTGAACTTAATGATCTATCTCCAACTGAGGTGTTATAAGAACCTGTTGTGTTAGCATCGGCAGAATCAGTGCCTACGGCTGTATTAAAATTCGCAGTAGTGTTTGATAATAATGCACTTTTACCAACAGCTACATTAGCTTGACCAGTTGTGTTTGCTGCTAAAGCAAAATAACCTACACCCGTATTGTTATTGGCTGTTGTATTAGCGTTTAATGCTGCTCTTCCTAGTCCAGTATTACTATGCCCTGTAGTATTTGCACCTAAAGCACCTTTACCAAGTGCTGAGTTATTACTTGCAGTTGTGTTTGCATCTAACGCATTTGCACCAACAGCTACGTTATCTGTTCCAGTTGTGTTTTCTTTTAAAGCTAAATAACCAATCGCAGTATTACTAGCAGCCGTTGTATTTTTTTGTAGGGCTGATCTTCCTACAGCAGTATTAAAATTAGCTGTAGTGGTTGCAGATAAAGAACTATAACCGATAGAAGTATTACCTTGTCCTGTTGTAATCGCATCCCCAGAATATCCACCAACAGCAATATTATTTGCTCCAGAGGTTAACTCTGTTAAAGCACTAAATCCAATAGCAGTGTTGTTTGCACCACTAACAGAAGCATCTAAAGCATTTTGTCCAAGAACAGTGTTACCTGCAACAGAGTTCGCACCTTTACCTATATTTACACTATTTATCGTTCCATCTAAAGGGAAAGAAGGTGCGCCTGCAAGACTAAATAAATTTATATGAGCATTGTTTGATGTATTTCTAAGCTGCATAATACTTGTATTTGTATTAGCAAAAAATTGACTTGCGTAGTTTGTAGATGGTGCAGATGATCCAGAATTATTTGAAGATATTGCTAGTAGTGCGTTATTTATATCAGCCCTGACGTTAGCTCCAGTAGAGTTGTCTATAACATAATCGTGTTGAGCCATTACCTAATCCAATTTTTTATCTAAGTATATCCTACTTTAAGTTTAACTACCACGACCAAAACCTACAGCAGTATAACTAAATGTTTTATTTTGTACAGCATTACCTGCATTAGTAAATTTTATTGTAAAACCACTACCAGAAATATTTGTAATCTCGAACTTATCTGTACCACCTAGATCATTAGCAGTAATACCAATACTAGGTAATTGTGAACCTGCTGTAACATCAGTACCACTAGCACCTGTAAAGAACGCATGATCGAATGTAACTGATAATCCAGATGATGATGTGCCAGAACTTAAATTAGATTTTTGTTCTGTTCTTCTATCAAGTTCTGCTGTATATCCTAGTTCATCTATTTCAATAGATTGTGCAGGGTCATCACTATCCATTTCACATCTGAATTTAAATCCTCTACCTATGTGCGTACCATTAGCAAAAGTGTTAAATGTTTTACCTGTAAAATCACTGTCTTGATAACTAGACCCATTACCTGGTGCAGAAGTAGTTGTAGCAACTAATAATTTAGCGTTAACATCAAATGCAGTAGCAGCATCAAAATCTGTCCAGGTATCTATATTTGCTGATCTCTTGTCAATTAAATCATTAGGATAAAAACCCTGCGTTACAAAATGTCTAGTAAGTCTAAGTGGATGTGTAGAACCTAAATCTAATATATTTGCGAAATCATAAGTACCACCTGTTATATCTACAGCACCTAAAAAATCAAAGTCAGCAATAGCATCAAAATCAGTAACAGTATCTAATGTTTCTAATGAGCCTAATACAAGGCCATTAACATCATCACTAAAAAAACAATCTACTTTTGTACCGCCAAAAGGTGGGCTATCTGTATCTTCTCTATCTGTAAATGTTACAAGTTTTGGGAATGGATCTGGATTAGTGACAACAACAGATGCCTCGCCAGAACTTAGTCTGCCGCCATCATCCCTAAACTTTAAAATATATTCACCATCAATAGCAGGTACAAGCGTCTCGCTTACAGATCCTGGTAATCTGGGGATTATGTCTACTGAATTAGTAAATGTACCCGTACCATTTGTTAGGTTACTATGCCTGACAACTACGTTTCCACCATGAAGCACATCAACATCTGTTGATTGATTAAAACGTAATCTTAATAATTGATCAGATATTGGCTCAACTAACAAACCAGAAACATCTGCTGGCACTGCTGTTTTACCAATAGTATTAACAGTTAAAGTAGCAGGTGTAGTGGAGGGTTTACCTAATGCGTTAAAACTAAATATTCTAAATTCAAAAGTACCTATATCTGTCTCAAATATTTCTATATCAGGTCTACTTACTGTTTGTGTTACAAAGTTACCATTGTTAAAACGATGTTGTACTCTATATTGACTTACACCTTGTACTGGTGTCCAAGATACAATTAATTTAGAAACAGCTCGATTATTAAGTACAACAATTTGCTCCTGTGATGTCAGGTTAGATGGGGATGCTTTTATATCTGTTAATGTAGTAACTGTTTTTGTTGGTAATGCAGTGCCATCTTCTACAAAATCATATTTACCGCTATTGTGCGTTAAAGCTGTAACTGTATAATTTAAACCATCATTTTCTACAACATTAACAACTCTCCATGTTGTTGTTTGTAAAGCAGTGCTTTGATATACCCAAACACTATTAGTTTGTGGAGCAGAAGTAAATGATGTGTTTGTAGTACCATCTGCTCTTGTAACACTATTAACGGTAAAAACAGAATTAGTAATATCAGAAACTACACCAGTTTCTAATGTTCCATCCGACAATATTGCAGAAATAGTATCACCTGATGTGGGTGTTGTCGGCAAGTCAGATACATTATCAACAGTTATTGATGTTGTTGTCGCTGTATTTATTTTACCGCCACGCCTAACACCTGCTCTGACAGGATCTGCTATTTGTATAATTTGTCCAGGTCTTACTAATACACCTGCTTCTAATGTTGTTGTAAATGTACAGGTTTCACTAGATTGTTGTTCATTGTATAAAAACCAACGACCCATTCTTGCAGCTTGTCCTCTAGATGTACAAGCGAAACTTTTTATATTTTTTACTACACTTCCGTACTTTGTAGACGCTGTCGTATCTTCTACTGTTTCATAATCAATAGTTTGTGTCTCCATGTCAAAATATCCAACATTGACCACTGTATGCCTTGTTTTTAATGATGTACCTGCGTATGTAAAACCACCATCAAGAACATTAGCAAGAGTAAATTGATAAACAGGATCAGCAGGTCGATCTTGAGATATTGTTATAGAACCAGCAGAATAAAAAGGCATTACACGCATTACTGCACATAAATCATTTATTAACGTAAATGCTTCATTACCATTATTAATATTTACATTACAACTAAATCTGGGTTCTGTACCTCCATCACCATCATCTACTTGTGTAGAGTTATAAACTGATGCAGAATAAAAAGCATACTGATCAATTGTTGTCTCACTAAGAGAAGCGCCATATCTTGTATTAGTTAATAAATCATATAAAATCCACGCTGGATCAGATGTCCATTCTTTATCAGTTTTAAATGTTCCGTTAAATGTACCGCTATAACTTATAGAACCATCTGATTGTACTGTTGCATTATGCGGTACTTTTACCTTAATTCCTCTGATTTTGTACATTCTTGTAGGAATTTGCGGAAACTGTTCTGCATCAAACCTGATACCTACATGAGCAACATCTGCATAAGCTCTCTGTTCATTTATTATTTCGGTAAAACTAACCCATTGAAATGCATCAACCAACGTAGATTCTGTGCTGTCTGCTGTATCCCTTTCAACTCTGACCTGTACAGGAAAAGATATTGTTGATGCAAATTCTATTTTATAATCTCTAAAATATGGATCTTTTGATCTACCTGTAATTGTATCTGTAAGTGCAGTGGTAGTAGTGCCATCATTTTCAATTACTTTCATTGTAAGAGAAACTGATGTTCCAACAATATCACCATCATCCTCAAATTTTTGTATTGATGGAAAACCTATAGTTATTCTTATTGCATTAACAGAAGTATTAGTTATAGTTTGTGTTACTGGAGAAGATGCTGTTACATTACTGCCAACAGGGTTTTCTGTTTCTATTTCAGCAATGCCTGGTATATATGTTTGATTTGATGAACCAAATCTTGGTGTGAAGGTAACATTTTGAAAATTAAAATCAGAATCATCAGGACTTGTATTACTTGCATTTTGTTGTAATACTTGCGTACCATTCATAAATACATCTTTTAATGCAGCATTGTTATATGCAGTAGTACCTTGTGTTAAACCTGATGCAGACGGAAAACCTTCTATCTCACCTTCTGATAAAACATCAATAATAGTAGAAAACTGCTTACTACCTAATACACCATCTGGCAAAGTTGCATCAATGATGGGTGTTCCAGAATCCTCGAATGCATTTGTAATATTACTCATGCTTCACCTTGTACCTGTACTGTATCAACACCATTAGATACCGTAATAGAACCTACAAAAATTTCTCCATATACTAAAGGCAATGAAACACCTGCTTTGGATACATTTTTTATACCACTGAAGCTATAGTTTGCATTAGCATCTAAATCATTCACCTGACTTGGTACATTAGGTATTGTTGGAGTAGGTGTTAATAATTGACTAGCACCACTTAACATAAGACCAACACCAACAGAAGTAGCTAAACTTGCATAGGTTAAGCTTCCTACTATTACACCAGTACCAATTACACCTACTGCTGCTGCACCAGTTAACGCACCTCCTACAACAATAGCTGTTACTGGATCAGCACCTTGTATTACAGGTGTTATAGTTACTGTCATTCCAATAGGATCTGCAAGTTGTTTTTCTGTAATGTCATATTGTCCTACATTTACCTTGTAATATTTGTTTTTCATATAACTTTCTGCTTCTGGGTGATTACATAATATAAATTTCATTACATCAGAAATGTTATTAACAAGTGCTTCCTGTTGTTTCCATCCAAGAAAATCAGCTAGTTCACCATATACTTTTATTTTACGAAGCATAACGTAACCTCCTTCCTGTACATTTTACAAGATTTCCATCATATGTATCATGTGAAGACAAACGAAAACTTAAATGATGCAATAATTTTTGTTCGCCTACATAAACTGCAACATGATTTAATCCAGTGCTTCTTATCCTTAATAACAAAGCATCATTAGGTTGCAAGTCTTCACTATCATTAAGTTCTCTAAAACCGCATTCTTGCCAAGAACTGTCAAAAATTGGATTGTCTTGAAACTCTTGTGGATACTTAGGTCTTTCGTAATCTTTAATATTAATACCTTTTTCTTTGTAAAAATCTCTTACAAGAGTCCAACAATCCTGTACACCCCATACCCATTGACGACCAATTAATGGTGGTTTATAGCCACTAGGCTTAAATGAATACCATGAGTTATTACTTGGCGAGACAATATGCCATTTTAAATTATATTTCTCACAACAGGCTAAATCTGCTGGGCTAGGTTGTGGTGAGCTAAAAGGATGACTATGTACTATTCCAACTATTACACCATACTTATCTTCTGCTTTCATCCAATCATTAGGATCTATCATAAACTGTGCATCAAGATGTAATGCTAAATTTTTACAGGGAACATAATATTCCTTACCTTTATTAATAACAAGTAAACCACAAGATTCTTTCGGTTGTTCTTGTTTTGCGTGTTCTAATGCTTTATCTTTCCAAGTCATAATTATCCATTAACAAAAGAACCAACTCCTGGAAATATATCCTTTGTGACCTGTCTTCTTGGTAGTCTGAGATTTAAAAGATCTAGTTCTGATACTAATTCAAATTCTACAAAATCTCTATTTTCTGATAATTTACGATCTATAAAATATATTTCATCAGGTAACTTACTAGAAGTATCTGGTGTACCAAAAGGATTTGTACCGCCTGTAAAATTTGCTGCATCAATATATCTTGCCAATGTTCTTATTCTTGTAAATTTTGCTCCTGTTAAATCATTACCTGGTGTTGTTTGATTAACTAATGCCATTAATGCTGTAATAGTTCCTAAAGCATTACTTACGGTAAATTTTGGTCTTGGTATTTGTCCTTTACCTGTAAATTCAAAACCTTCTGCTTTTACAGGAAATCTTTGATATGAATTACCATCCCAAATAAGTTCACCACTACTATTCATGTTAGATCCATCATGAAATCTATAAACAGTAGTTGCACCATGCAAACTAGAATCTAGTGTAACTGTAAAAAGTTCTATTAAAGAACTAGGATTTATTTTTTGTAATTCTGATACAGGTATTGTCATTTAGGGTTCAAATACCTCTTCAAATTTTGCAGAAATTGTTGATTTGCCAGAATAATTTACCTGCTTACGCCAACTCAAACATATATATTTTTTACTTGCAGATTCTGTAGGTGCTTGAAAATCAAAACTAGCCAGATCAGATACTCTTGCATCTAAAAATGTTTCAATTGTATCGCTATCAGCCTCATCTATATTTTCAAATTTAAAATTAAATTTTTTACCATTTTGATTATCTGGCAATCCCAAAATCACACGATGCTGATATCCATCACCGAGTTTAATTACTCTTACGTTTGGGTCATTTTCTTTTGTAAATCCAAATGATGGGTTAATTGATGGAAATGTAGCCATAATTTAAAATCCTTGATGTAGTAAACCACCTGGTCTTTTTTGTACAATTAATTCATTTTGTATAGCACCTGCCAAAACTCTACCAAGTTGATTACCTTGATTGTCATCGCCTTGTACAGTTGAACCTGATGCATCTACATTTACAACTATATTAGTAGCACTACCAGAAGCCTCAACCCCTAAGTTGCCAGAACGCCCACGTTTAAGAGGTAAAATTGCTTCTGCACCTGCCTCACCCATTAATCCAAAATTACCAGTACCACCAGATCCATATTTAAATAATGTAGGAGATGTGACGATTCCCCCTTTTGCATACTCTTTTAATCCTTTGTCAAAAACATTACCTTTAGCACTTTTTGTTATACCAAATGCACCTAGTATTGGTGTAATTATAGATTGTCTAATTATTATTCTTGTAATGTCTGCAAGTATAGATCTTGTAAAATCAGCAAAATTCATTTTTCCTGTCATAACAAAATTTACAAGAGCATCCTCCATTCCTTTAAATGCATTTACTGTTGCATCTTGTATTTGTTTATTAACATCCTTTATGCTTTCTAAATAACTTTGCATACCTAGTTTTAAATTATTTGTTGTTTGTGTTCCACTAGTGGTTAAATTTTCATTTGTTTTTACTAAGCCTTGTGTTGCAGTATCTAAATTAGTTGTTTCTATAATTAGATTTTTATACATATTTATAAGCAGTTCTGTTCTTTCTGTAGGACTAAGACCTTGCTCTTTACCTATACGTCTTGATGATTTTTTCAACATATCACGCATATTTTGAAAACTTTTATAGTCACCACCGCCTTCTTTAATTTGCTCAAACAATTGTTTTTGTACATCTTTTAATCTACCTTTTTGATTTAAGACGTTAAATTGATTGTTTATTTCTTTTAATCTTTCAACTACAGGATTTAATGCTTTAACAACATCTGCTGCAAATTCTTGAAAATTAGCACCTATAGGTTTTAATAGTTGTCCAACATTATCTCTTAACACTGATAATTCTGTTTGTAATCTATCACCTGCTGCTGCTGGACTATCTGCAAGAATTTTTGCATTATCACCATACTTTGCAAACAAATGGTTTGCAAAATTCATAAAGTCATCAAGAGTTACTTTACCTTGCTCTAATGCTTTATCTAATTCAGCAGGTGTCTTGTTCATTGACTCTGCAAACAATGTAAAAGCCCCAGGCAAGCGTTCACCGAGTTGTTGTCTCAATTCTTCGGCCGATACCTTACCTTTTGAGAAGACCTGTGACGTTGCTCGCATCGCAGATTTCATATCTTCTAGCGTTCCACCAGTACCTCTAATACCAGCTGCTATAGCTTTAAAAGCAGTTTCTGCATCATTTACAGATAAACCTGCACCAAGAACAGATGCTGTTAATGATGTAAATTGTCTTGTAATAATTTCTTGTGGTATAGCTAGTTCTTTACTTGTTTTTCCTAAAAATCTTTGTGCTTGATTAAATTTATTAGTGTCATTTATTACTAGACCTAGTGCTTTTCTTTGTAATTCTAATTGTGCGCTAAAACTAGCAAGTTCACCTAAACTTCTCCTTACCATGCCAGCTTGTGCGCCAATAGCACCACCGACTAATGCTCCAGGTGCACCTCCAATAATTCCTCCTATACCTGCACCAATTGCACCTTCTGCGCCACCAAAAATACCAGCACCTGCTATTGCACCTGCTGTTTTTGCCACACCACCAAGACCACCTTTTTTTGTAGTAGCGTTTAATTTTCTTAGCCGTGCTTCTAATCTCTCTGCATTTCTTGTCGCAATCCTAAATTCTTTACTTCCTATTTGTACTGATCTGGCTAATTGTCTATAAGAGTTAGCAAGATTTTTTGTGCCAGCAATAGTTTGTGTAGCTTGTTTTTTTTGATTAGCTAAATGACCTGTTAATCTTCTACTGCTTTTCCCAACAAGGGTTGTATTATTATTTAATTTTATTAAATTATTTGTAAGGCCACGCAGTTTATCTACACCTTCTAACTGTAATAAAAATTTTAGTTTTGTTTCTCTATTAGCCATTCTTATTATCCTTCTGCATTAGTTTCAATGCCTCGTATTCCATTACTTGTATTCCTTCAAACATAGCAACAGAATCTTGTACTGTATATATTTTACACAAGTATTCCAAAGATTTATAGTTTATGCCAGTTAATCCAGCCATACTGACATACCATTGTGTTGACAACTTCCAAAACATATTGACAATTTCTTTATTATCTTCCCAAACAATACAATCAGATGTCCTTTTGTTTTTACTTTCGGCTGCGATTTGTTCTTCTGTAGCACCAAATGCTTTTAAGGCTTCTACAGTTTCATCTATAACATCACCTTGTACCCAATACCTCGCAGCCTCTCTTAGTTTTTTTCAGTAGCTCCTTGCACACTTTCACCATATGCTTTTATTATTCCAAGAACAATAAATTGATTATCGAGGATTGCCTCCAAATTATCCTCGTTATATTCTATCTCGTTACCATCAGCATCTTTAATACCCGACCATCCAACTAATACACTTTTTACAAAGTTTTCATCGCCAGCCTCAATAAGATCAGCAAATGCTTTACGACCTTCATTTTTAAATTTAGCCGTAAATGTTTCTTTTTTAAATTTGCCTTTTTCTGGCGATTGAACAGTTACCTCCCAATCATATTCAGTAACTTTTTTGAA